TGCTCGGCGGTTTCGTGACAGGTGGTGTAGTTGCCGGCGACGGTTGCGGCGACGGCAGAGAGCGCAACGCCCGAGGGGGCCGCATCAGTGTCTCGGGGATCACCCACCGGCACGTTGGCGGCGGCGCTGTCGTGCACGCGCACAAAGCCGACAGGGACAGTACAAGCACGATCGGCCTCGCGATCGACATAGATGGGAACCTCCTTGATGATGGTGTCGCCCTTCTCGCGGACGACCTGGACGCGGTCGACGTATTGCGTGACGACCTTCACGTCGCGGCGTGCCGCGTCGCGCTCGGCCGTCCGCTCGCGCACGTCGCGCGCGAGATTGTCGGCGCGCTGGTCGGCGTCGATCAGGCGCGCATGCTGGATCGCGATGACGGCGACCGCGGCGACCAGCGCGATCACGCCGACGACGAAGATGCGGGCGCCCGTCGTCACGCAGCCGCCTGGCTGTAGCGATCGAAGGCCCGTTCGAGCTTCACGTCGTACAGGTTCTCGGCGTAAGCTTTGCCGTTGTACAGCTCGGCGAACTTCGCCCACTTCTTACCGCGCAACGCGGCGAGCATCACCTTGTCAGCCAGGACGAAGCGGACGAATGCCTCGAGCTGCTCGGCCTCGCTGACCTTCATCGCGTCGGCGAACGCGAACACGTCCGGGTAGCCGAGCGCCTTCCAGTGGAAGCCCATGATTTGAAACGCGCCCCAGCTCGTCGCCTCGAGCGCGCACGCGGCCGAAATCTGTGACGCGCTCGCCAGGCGCGCATATTCCGCCGCGTCGCCGGCGTAGCCGCCGCGCTTCGGGTTGACCAGGGCTGGATACTTCGCCGCCAGTGCATCCGCGTCCATGCCGGCCGCCGCGAGCTGGCGATACATGACGTGCCGCTCGTACAGGATCACGGGCCGTCCGTCCGGCAGGAAGCCGGTGCCTTTCGATTCCACCTCATTGACGGCACGCACGGCCGCGAGATCGACCTGCAGCCGATCGGCGGCACGCTGCAGATCCGAGTCGGTCAGGTGTCGCGGGTCGCGCCTGCCGGCCGCGAGCGTCGACCAGGTCTTCGGGCCGGCGATGCCGTCCGCTACCAGGCCGTGCGACGCCTGAAACGCCATGACGGCGGTGCGAGTTACGTTCCCGTAAATCGCGTCGGTATCGATGCGCGCGCCGGCGGCGACGAGCTGGCGCTGCAGGTAGCCGACATCCGTGCCACGGTCGCCCACGCGGAGGGTCTTATACATGGCGCCCCCATACCTTGAATTGCAGCACGCGCGCGATCAGGGAGTCGCGCGGATTGCCACGGTGGAACAGCTCGACGACATTGCCGCGCACGCCGTACACGGCGAGGCACAGGACGCCGACCAGCACCGTGTCGGCGAGGTTAGCGGGCGGCAGCATGCTGAACGCGGCGCGGATCGGCGCGGCGCCGGCGGCGACCGCAATCGCGTAGGCCAGGCACGACGCGAGCGGCCGATGGGCGCTCGAGCCGCGACGGAAGGTCATCAGGCGCAGCGCGATCGCAGCACACAACAGCACGTAGACGGTCGTGAGCATCACTTTTCCCTCCCCTTGAACACGTTCAGCAGCCGATCGGGCGCATCGGCCTGGGCGATCAGCCACAGCAGCAGTTTCACCACGAGCGCGGACGCTATCAGCGCGCCGATGCCGGCGTGCACCTCGACGCGGGCCGGCAACACGGCGTCGAGTGCGGCGGCGAACAGCTCGGCCGTGAGGCAACCGGCAACGAACGAGATCACGAAGAACGCGATGCGCTTCGGGATCGACGGGTCGGCCGCCGTCATCACGAACAGCAGCGAGCCGGCGAACGCGCCCATGACGACGTTGGCGTCGACGCCGGGAAACAGCGACAGCGTTGCGACGCCGAGCGCCGCAACCGTCGCGGACGACGTGGAAATAGGTTCAGCCATTCTCAGTCCCATAACTGGAGCCGCTCGGCGCCGGATTGCGCCGCTTGCGGTACTTCGTCGGGCAGCTCGACGAGCAGCCCGTGAGGCAGGATCGGGCCGTACTGCGCCAGGTCCCGGTTGAGGTCGAGCACCGCTTCAACGACGCCCCGCGTGCGGCCGAGCACGCGCCAGCAAAGCGCGTCGATGGTTTCCCCCTGGAGCGCGTGCACCTCCATCAGATCAGCTCCACCGTCACGCGAGGGCGGCCGATGATGTCGCTGATTGCCCAACGGGCGTCCCGGCGCAGCTCGTCGCCCTGGGGCTCAAGCTCGTCTGCGCGGCGTGCGCCATCGCCTGTCGTGTCGTAGTCGCGGTACCGCTCGATGAGGGTCGCCTTCGCCAGGCAATACACCGCACGCCGGTAGTGCTGCAGCCGCACGCTTTCATCGTCGAGCTGGTCGGCCGGCACGTCGGCCAGGCGCGTAATGCCGGCATCGCGCCACGCCGCGCGTGCGCCGCGCAGCTCGTCGTTTACCTCAGCGATCGCGGCGAGCAGCTCGTGCCGCAAACGGGCGTCGGTGATCGAACCGTCGAGGCGCATCGTGTCGCGCGCGTGCTCGAGCGACACATCCGGGTAGAACGGGTCGTTCTTGATCGGCTTGGCGGGTTCCGCTTCAGCAGGCGCACGAGGCAGCGGCGGGGTCGAGACAAAGGACATGGTCGGGTTCGTCTGGTTGATCGGTAGAGGCGGTGGACGGGGCTTTCGCGCGGACAGTGCCGGCTACGGCCCCGTGCCGCCTGGTGCGCGGGGTACGCTCGGTGTCAGCCACCGGGGCCGGACTGGCCCCCGTTGGCGGAATTCTTCAGCTCGCGCTCGAGCCGCTCGATGTCTTTCTTCACGCCGACGTTCGCGAAGAGCTGCAACGCGCGGCGCAGGTGATCGAGGCCGCTTGCGGGATGGGACGCGGCCAAGCCGTAGCCGATCGCCTTGTGCAGCTTCGCGCGCACCTCGTCGGGCATGTCGGCCAGTGCGGTGAGCTGCTCGATGTCCAGCAGCGGCTCGACCTGGATCGCCTCGCCCGCCCGGTTCGCACGCAGCGCGGCCTCGGCGAATTCCTCGACGAGCAGACACGGCGTGCTGCGCTTGTACTGGTCGGGCAGCGGGAGAGCGTGCCGAAGCGCGTACGCGCCGATCTCGAGCGCGCCCTGGTAGTCGCCGACGTCGACGCGCCAGACCATGATCGTCATCAGCACGTCGTCCTGGGCGCCGGCCGCGCCTTCAAGCACACCCGCGACCCACGCGTCGTATGCGGGCAGAAACTGCCGCTTCAGATCGGCCTTCCGCTCGAGCGATTCGACAGCCTTCAGCGCGCGGCGGTGTTCGTCGAGCTGCGCGAGCATCAGCGTGTACGCCGAGTCGTCGCGCAGCCCGCCGACACTCGTCGGCGTGCCGCGCGCGGCCGTCGCCGCGACGGTGCGCTGGAAGTGTTGGCGGAACGGGTTCGTCATGCGCCACCATGCGGGGCGGCCGGTGCAGCGTCGACGAGCTGGATGTTCTCGACCACGCAGCCAGCGCCGTACTGCTCGATCACGTACGCATCGTTCGAGCTTTCATAGTTCTCGATACGATCGCGCTCGGGCACTTCTTTCAGCGAGCGACGGCGCGCGCTGATTTGCCAGTAGATCGACAGGTTGTCCAGACGCGTGACCATCAGCGCGTGCGGCGGGAAGTACGGGACCGCCACGGCCGGCAGGTTGCCGACGCGCTTCTGCGACACGACGATGTCGGTTGCGAGCGTTTCGGTCGACGGCTGCGCCTGGTTGATGAGCGGGAAGTACTTGTCCTGGAGCAGCTCGCGGCCGCAGATCACGACGAGTTTCGGGTCTTCGACGTACCACGGGTCGAGGAACTCGTTACGTGCGAGGGAAACGACCGCGTCGAGATTCTTGAAGTCCTCGCCCTTGCCGATCTTCACGCCTGAGAAAACGCGTTGCTTCGCGTTGTTGCGGTACTGCTGCAGCCAGCCGATGTTCACGTCCTGCAGCAGGGGGTTCGCCGCGAGATCGGTGTCGGGCGCAACCTTCTCGCCGTTCCAGCCGATCATGATGCGATCGAGTGCCTGGCGAAGGATGATGGAGTCGCGCAGGCGCGCCTGGAAGTCCGGGAACTTCGCCCAGGCATCGAGCTGCTGATAGCGGACGTGGGTGTCGTAGTCCGTTTTTTCGCAGCGGTATTTCTGGTTGTCGAGCGCCGAGACGTCGCGCGTTTCACGCGATCGCTTGGTCGTATCGGTGCGGCTCGCAATCGGGCCGGACACGCCGAGGCCGATCTTCTCGCCTTCCATTTCCTCGACGCCGTGGATGTTGATTTGGCCGAGGAATGCGCTCGATTCCTGGATCTTGGTTTCGAGCGTTTGCTGCACGCTCGGCGCGACCGAAAACTTCTTCGTCGCATCGCCGACGCCGTTCAGTTCCTGGATGCGAGCAAGGTACCGGTTGTACTGCTCGCGGGTAGTGTTCCGCATGGATTCTCCGTTTTTCGAAAATGGGATGAGGGCGGGTTAGCAGTCGGTCTGCGCCCCGTTGTCGCTGCCCGTCGACGTCGGCCGCTGTTGCGTGCTGCTGTCGGTGCGCGACAGCTTCTGGACCAGTTCGCTATGGCGCTTGTCGCCGTCCTGCTGCGCGCGCTTCAGCTCGTCGAAATTGGTGTTGAATTTCTCGAGCTGCTCGAGCACCTGGCCCTGGCTTTCGGCGAGCGCGACGACCGATTGAGACAGGTCGGAAAAGCGCTGGTCGTCGGAGGCTTCCTTGCGGTTCAGCAGGCCGCGCACCTTCGAGAACAGCGACTTGCCCGCGTCGCTGGTGCGCGGCGTTTCGTCTTCGAATTCGATGTCGGCTTCGATCGCAGCACTGAAGAGGTTTTCCGGGCGCTGCTTGCGCGTGTCGAACGCCTTGTGCTTCGCGCTGAACGCGAGCATGTCGGTGCCGAGGCTGGCCGGGTTGTCGGTGACCGCAAGACCGACCAGGTATGCCTCGCCGGTGTCGGCGAAGTCCGGGTCGACCTCCATCGACGTATAGACCTTCTGGCGCTGCTCGGTGGTCATCGCGACCAGGTCCTTCGTCGGCGAGAGCTGCGCGAGCAATCGCATCTTGCCGTCCTGCTCTTCGGCCTTGAGCGCGATCACGTCGCCGTATGCGCGGAACGTGCCGTCCGGGTACATGCCGCGAATGTGTTCCATGTTGATGCGCGCGCCGTACGTCTTCGGGTCGTAGCTGCTCGCCATCTGTTCGAGCATCGTG